ATATCCGCTATTAATGCGAATAACTCCAAATTCTTCTCTTACTGGTTGTAAGATAAAATTACAGAGATTTGTTAAATTGATAACGTGTTCTCTTGATGCATCATTTGATATACCCAAACGATCAGCAGTTGAACTTTTTATCATTTCTTGATACCCAAAGTTTTTTGTCAGGTGACCATTAAATGGTGGTATCTGGACTGCCATACTATTCCTTCCTAATCTTGTTTAATATCAACTGAACCAGTAGTAGGATCAAATGTAAGTGTGAATGTTTTTTCGATTGGTTTGAGTGTTCCGTCTGCTTTGACGATAGGTAACTTACCCTCAACAGCAGCCATCAATGCATCTTTAGCATTATCGAATTGATGTGCGGGGTCTTCTTTTATAGCTTTGTCTAATTCTTTTTTTGCATTCGTTGGAAGTAAATCATCTATCATACTTTCCACATGCTCTGTTGCTAAATCCGTTGCCTTGTCTACTACAAGGCTAGAAATAACATTGAATAATAGTAAAGGTAACATAATATTCTCCTAATTTAAAACTTCTTGGATTTTAGGTTCATGTACTTCAACTTCAGATTCTTCTTCTTGACCCACTACTTTATTTAGGATTTCAGTAACCCATTCTGGGCCACGTTGTGTATCTGGAAATCCGTCTACAGATGCTCTCCAGAGAATTTCACCACTAACTTCAATTATAATGTCATCATCTGGAATTTCTAACTTTTGAACATCACTTGGTTTACCTATCAATTGTGGTTTGTGGTTTGCAATACCTGCGGTAAGTTGAATACCATGAGGGAATCCATATTTTTCATTCATCAAAATACGAACAGTTTTTCCACCTTCAAATGCTGGTGCTCTCATCTTGTCAGGAATTTCCATGTTTTCTAATCCCTTACCAGTTGAGGTATCAAGAACTGTACCATCATCTTCTTCTTCATCTGTTTCTACGTCTTCATTTACTTTTACTGATTTATCTTCAGTATTTTCTTCAGTATCAACTTTAAAAACTTCTTCTGCCATTTTTTATCTCCAATAGAATATTAAAGGGGTTCCGTAGAACCCCCCGCGTCATAATTAAGAACCGATTTGAATTAATCTAGGTTTTTTCTCATCTGGTATCACTCTCTCAAGTTCAACGATAAGCATACCGTCTTTGAGATCTGCACCCTTTACAATAATGTCATCCGACAAAGAAAAGTTCCTCATAAAAGAACGCTTAGCGATACCTTTATGAACGAAAGAATCAGTAGAATTATCTTTCTTAATATCTTCTTTGGATCGAATAGTTAGTTGACCATCCGTAACTTCAACTTCAATATCATCCTTTGAGAATCCCGCTAGGGCCAACTCAATGGTATATTGATATTCGTTGATTTTCCGAATGTTATATGGGGGATACCCCGAATCACGAGTAAGATCCATGTCAAAAAGACGTTCAAAAATATTATCAAAGCCAATAGTATGACCCATCAATTTTTGTAAGTCCTGGGGTGTAAACGCAGAGTGTCGTGCTAAAAACATAATGTCCTCCTTTTAAAAGCGAGGTTAATAATATCCCATCCCGATAGCACACGGCGATGAGTAGTTGTGAGATTACCACTATGGTCAATCTCAATCACGCCATCCCTCTCTTTTTAGAAAGTGATGACAGCGATGCTTGAATACTGTCCAAATTAATTCAGTCAACGATTCTGAAGCATAATGCCCAGAGTCCTTGACCAATAACTTATACTTGGTTTTCATACCATCATTATGTATCATCCAATTACCATTTTCAAAATCATTCATTCCATAATATATAGGGATTGTATAAGGGATGAAAAACACCCCCTATACAAAAGTTAGATTACTTCTTAGTATAAATTCCCCAAAGAACCCATACCGCGACCAGACCGACTAGTCCTTCACTTCCAAGTGCTTTGACTACATCGGTGACCGATCCAATGACATCAATGCCAAGGAAAGGAACAGCTGCTCCGAAAAGAATTTGAAGAACCACGCCTAATGCGACTAACGCAAGACCTGCTTCTGTAAGACTGCGAATCCAGCCTGTTGCTTTTTCTAACATAGGATTACTCCCTTTTTTATTAAAGTTTTGGCCATATAACTAATTGTTATTTGCCTGTTGAACCAAATCCACCCTCTCGCTCGGTTTTCTGAACTGGTGGTGTTTTGGTTTCTGTTAAACCATGATAAATCTTTTCTACCAATTCAGCCTGACATACTCTATCTCCATTATTTATACTCTTAGGAGATTGAGATATATTAGTCATCATCACAAAAACAGGATCTACATAGTCAGAATCAATTATACCCTCACAATTAGTTAGGTATATTCCGTCTTTCCAAGCCAAACCTGACCTAGAGTGTAGACGGACTGAATAGCCCTCTGGAATATCAAAAATCAATCCAGTAGGTACTAAAACTCGCTCCATGCAAAAAATATTCAGTGAATTTCCCTTCACTGGCCTAAAAATGGTTTTACTTAGTGTATCTTGGTTTACCGAATACTTATCTCCGGTGTCAAAATTAGCATGAATATCAAAACATGCTGAACCTTCTGTGGCAAAAAATGGGTCTTTAACTGAAGGATTTATCTTATAAAATTTGAGGTCTTTAGCTTTGGTCTTGCTCATCATCATTCCTTTTACTACCAATATTATATTTCGCTGTGAGATTCCAATCTTCTTTTTCTTTGAAAGAAAGAATCTTTAGCTGGTTCAGAGGTACTATAAGTTCCTCTGTCACGGATGGATTGACTAATTTTATCAATCCCCACTCTGCCAATAAATTAGCTATTGTATTACGTCTTGCTTGATCGTTTTCTGAAAAATTGGTTGGTTTACCATCAAGTGCAAATAATTCTTTAAAGTGTACTATAAAATATCTACCCTGCTTGTGTAAGATATGACAAGATTGATATAAAGTTTTATCTTTGCGGGATGCGACCCCGATTCTAGTCAAAGTTTCCTTTACTTTTAAAAAATCGTCTGGATTTTCCAAAGAACCTTCAACCATTGTGTCAATTGATACATTCATTTCTCCACTCCACCTTGTTTCAGTTTATCTTTGATGTAGGACAGTTGGTCACTAGAGAGGATTTTAAGGGTATTTTTGGCTTTTTCATTACTAAATCCATAATACTCTTTGATCACTTCTAAATCTTGAAGTGTCTCAGGTTTCAACCACTTACTGTACCTTTTCTTTTTCCTAATTGTATTTAGGAAATAATCAAATTGTAATCTAGAATCAAGGTGGTGATTACGATTCATCTCATTCACTTGAAATATGGTATCCATAAAGAAAGATAACCCACGATTAACGATAAAGGCGAGATACTTCCTCTCATCTTGAGGAGTAAGCATTACATTCTCTTTGGTTTCGTTAATTGCTTTTAGGTAATCAAATGGACTCATAATACTATTATACCATAGTTCTTATCATTGTCAATATATAAACTTCCATTGAGGGCATGATGATTAATCTTCCCCCAATGCACTTTTGCGAATGGATTAATCTGGACTTCTCCATCATAATCCATAAACAATTTTGATATATTTCTTGACTCTTCTTTGTCCATAGAAATATTTATGCTTAATACTGCAGTAGCATGTATTCCAGTGCGTCAAATTTCAAAAACTTTTCTAGAGCCTTAAACTTAGACTTAATTCTAGCTTCTATTCTTCCATCTTTTAAATCTTCGCATTGTTTCTGGTTACTTGCATAGAGAGGTATTAAAACTTTTCTTGGTTGTACTTTTTTACCTTCACCATCAACCCATCCCTCACAACATTCCCAGACTGCGCTACCTATAGCCTCACCGGTCCATGCTTTTATTGTTCTAGGTGCGAGAATTACATAACCCTCATACTGTTTAAACTTTTTTAATTGTTCTTGGGTTGCCTGTAGTTCATCTTTACTATACTGTATGTTAGGAGATCTACGACCACCTGTAGTATGATATGAAACCCAAAGCCTCCATTGTGCTTCATCAATTTGAGGATAATCATCAAAAAAACTTTGTCGTTCTTCGTCTGAAGGTTTCGCGGCTTTTCCTTCAGAAATTCTTTGATCCATCAATCTATAAATTTCATTTTTTATAGCATCATCTTCAAGGCCTTGTTGTTCTATAACGGTTTCATTCAATTTATTAGCGCAACGAAAAATACTTAATGGATCTGAATTAAGATCATGTTTATAATTTACGATATTGCATGTTTTCTTGGTTTTTCCAATATACTTATCAATCACCATTCCATGAGTACGATCAACCAATCTATAAGAATTAGATGGAATTACTTGATCATCGATTACTGTTTCTTCTGGAAAATAAACAAGAGTTGCTGGTTCACTAAAATAAAACCCGGCGTTTGATTTTCGTACTTGTCTTTCAACAAACCCTGGATCATAAGTGTACGTTCTAGATTGTATTATAGAACCCATTTTTGGAGCATATTCTTTTGGACTAACTTCATACACGAAATTATCAATATCCATTTCTTCAATATTTCCCCATTTTTCTGATTTAATCATAAATGCAATATCACCTGGTGTGGGATTGCTTGAATTCACTTTTACTGACATAATATTCCTTTATTGGTTTGTCAAATTATTTACTCTATCATACCCCCGTTGAAAATATTCATCGGAAGGTTCACAGCACAAATAGAGTCTGTTTGTATTCTTTGCTGCCAAAGCTGTAGTACCACTTCCAGCATAAGGATCAACTACTGTATCACCTTCATTGGAGTGTTTTTTAATTAATTCTTCAAATAATGGTAAAGATTTTTGAGTAGGATGAAATCTGTCTTTTCCGTTGTATATAGGATACTCATAAATTCCTTTATCATACTTACTGTTGAATGTCGCTTTACCGCCCTTCACACAACTAATGGCCATTTCTCTAGCATTTGAGAGATATGTGGCATGTTGATTGATGGGCATTGGATTTGTTTTGATCCATTCTATGAGTCTATGTTTGGAAAATTTACTCAACAGATCTTTTAAAGTTTCCATTTTCCACAAATCAAAAAATATAATACAACTTCCACCCTCGCGAAGAATTCTATAAAACTCATTTATAACTTTCTCCAAATCATCTAAAGTATAATCTTTATCCCAATCACCATAATCAGTTTGTACGGCAAACCTCCGACCATAGTCAATTTCTTCTATTTCTAATGTTATACCATTTTCAAATTCTGTACCATCTTCTTGGAGTAGTTTTGATATTTGTTTTGATTTTTGTTCATACCCCTTATCTCCTGGCTTTCTTTCACTATGAGATTGCATACCAGATTTTTTAGAAATGATATAAGGGGGATCTGTAAGAACTAGGTCTACTGAATTACTTTCAATTGTTTTTAGTAATTCTAAATCGTATTTTTTAACGTATCTGGATTCCATATTGTTTGATATCTTTTTTACTAACATTAGCTTGTAGTCTCGGATCTTTCATTGTTAAAACAGTATCATATTTTTTTCTAAGTTTTGGAAGTAATATAGACAAAACATCATCACCACTTAATTTCCATATTTCTACAATACCTTTACTACCTTCAAATCTAGAATAATAATGGTTTTCATATTTTCCAATTTTTTCTTCTCTTAAATATTTCTCTTGATCTGCCCAAGTAGGTTGAACACTGATTCCAGTATATGCACCTTGAATAGATTTACCAGTAGTTGATTTATATTCACAAGCACCTTCTTGGTCAATTCCATCTGCTCCTGCAAGTGTATCGGAAATTTCGTGTTGCATTTCAATAGCTGTAAAAATTTCTTTAGAACGAGCATAAGAAAAAGGATCACCCACACCAGGCTCATTCTCACAAAGAGTGGCCATTTCTAAATAAAGTTTTTTATATTTCTTTTGGAAGGTTTCGGACATTTTCATAATCAAATCTCATTCAAATTAAAAAATGGAAAGGGTCAATCCCTTTCCTTACTCTCTAACTATAATTATACAGATTCGAGTAACCTTTGTCAAGGCAAATCTTTTAATCTTTATAAAATGATTCTAGTGTTTGTTCATTGGTTCTTTGATTTTCAATCTGTATATTCTCTTCTGTAATTTTGAAGAACTGCTCAGAAGCCTCAAATCCTATGTACTGCCTACCTAGTTGAGATGCACGAACTAATGTAGTTCCTGTACCCGAAAATGGATCAAGAACAACTCCACCTTCTGGACATCCTGCTATAATAGGTTTATCAATTAGTTCTGAATTATATGATGCAACGTGAGAAGAACTATTCCCTTTAGTTGGAATATTCCAGAAATCGGACACATCTCCTGGATTCTTGCCGTTCTTATTTAAATGTGTTTCACCATTTTTCAACTTTTCATCCATATTATCATATCCAACATACTCTCTTTCCTTAGACATGGTATTCACTGGTTCACCTGGTACGGTTCCTGAGTATTTATTCTTATTAGAACCGCGCATTGCTCTTTTGAGCGAACCAATCATATGTTCTTCACGAATACTATCAAGATCAAAATAATAACCAGTAGGGTTCTTTGTCATTAAAAATATGTATTCGTGTTTCTTTGAAAATCTATCACGAACTGGTTCAGGCATACCATTTCTCTTTGCCCAAATAATATCATTACGAATAGTCCATCCACGGTCATAACAACCAATTGCAAATCTATGAGGTATCAGTAATAATGACTTAATTTTCATTGTTGGTTGTGATATCCTCATTTTACCCAAATAATTACCAGACTTTGATGATTTTTTCCAACCAGACGCCAATCCACCAGATTTAGTAGAATATGTATCACCAAGATTAATCCACACTGTTCCAGTATCCTTTAATACTCTATGAATTTCATCTATCATCTTCCATAGATTTTCAAGATACTCATGGAAAGTGGGTTCTAATCCCCATTGACCATCAAACCCATAATCCCTAAGTTGCCAGTATGGTGGTGAAGTTATAACACAATCAACTGACTCGGAATCTAACTTACCGAACCCTTCCATTATATCACAATTGAATATTTTATTCATTATTTTTTGATAATTAATAGTTCTGTTCCCACCGACTGTTCTTTATCAGCAGAAGCCATACTCGCCTTCTTGTAATCTTTTTTGACCCACTCGTATTTGTCTTCTGGATACCACTCTTTCATTTCTGGAAATTCGTAGTAACTCAGAATCCAACGACTCCTGCAGTGGTTCAACATATCAGCCAGTTCTTCGTGTTTCTCTTTCGTGAAGTTATGAAACGCGTAGAGATTTTCTGTTCCGTAATATGGAGGGTCAACATATAAGAAACTTTCATCACCATCAACTGAAGGAATGAAATCTTCAAATGACTGAGACACTACTTTGATCTTTCCCAATTTTTTCTGAACTTTTTCATTCTTGACTCTACCAGAAAAAGAATTATACTTTGAATTATACTTCCCCTTGAGGTCAACGTATTTTACTTTCTCTGACATGATACCAGAAAAACATTGTGTGATAATGTACACATACTTTGCAGCTAACTCAAAGTCTGGCATCTTGATAATGTTGCCAGAATTTATAACATCAAGAACATCACTCTTACATTGATTAAATTCTTCCGCGCCCGTTTGGGCTACGCGTGAATCTAGAAATGGAATGAACTTCTCATACTCACTACAACAATACAAGAGATTAGCCATCTGAGTATTAAAATCATTATAGTGAATATTATCCGCGTCTACTTTCCCATTGACATATGTCCACATTGCACCACCAAATACTTCAGCGTATGTATCAATGTCTTTTGGAACATATTTTGAAATCCACTTTGCTTGTCTATACTTACCACCTATGTACGAAAACATAATCTACCTTTTGTAATATTAATTTTATTTGAATGCACACTCTACCATAATTTCAGTCAGACACGCGACCATATTAATTTCTTGGTCTGCTACGAATGCTGATTTATACTGATAGTCTGCGATGATTAGTACAGCCTGAGGAACAGACTGAGGTTTGAGATAAGAACTTAGACTGTCATATAATTTACGAAAAATCCGTGTAGTGTCAGAATCCATATTGGAATTAGTCCACTTTCTCATATCAGAAAATCGTTTAGTCTTTAATGACTCTACCAATTCACCGACATTGAGTTCTTCCAGAGAGGATAGTATTCCAGTGTCAATTTTTCCACTAGAAGAATATCTCTGTAGTTCATTTAACACTCTCCTAAAGTCTGGAAAGTGTTTCATAATGAGTTGAATCAAAACCTTTCGGTCAAATTCTACTCCTTCCTTTTCCAAAATACCCTCACAAAGTTGAAGATAATTTTCTGCAATCTTTGGTTTTTCATTCGATGGAATCAAAAAATCAATGACAGCACAGCGGGAATGAATAGGTTCAATAATACGATTTGGGTAATTACAAGTAAAAATAAAAGAAACATTATTTCCGAATTTTTCAATGAAACCTCTTAATGCAGGTTGAACGGAATCTGGATTCATATAATCAGCTTCATCCATGATGATAGCTTTACGATTTCCTGTCATAGAAATAGCACTACAAAATTGATTTAATGTAGTTCTAACAGTATCTATGTTCCGACCTTCATCAGAGCCGTTTACCATTAAATAATCAGTTTGAGTTTCTTCGCAGAGAGCCATAGCAGCAGTTGTCTTACCTGTACCTGGACCTCCTGCTAATATTAAATTAGGAAGTTTACCTTGATCAACGAAATCTGAAAATGGTTCTTGTAGATCACTTGGAAGAACGCATTCGTTGATCTTGGTGGGTCTATATTTGGCAACCCACAAAAAATCATCTCTTTGCATTTATCCTCCAAATGTAGAATCAGATTCCGTAGCAATAAAATATACCAGATTAGTCATACTGTGAGAGAATTTAGAAATACCCTTTGAAGTAATTTCAACATTATAATCACCAGCAAATAATTTAAGATTCTCAATTTTGAAAACCATACAGAATGTTTTATCTGTACTTCCAACTTCAGTTGCAAAGTTATCAGAAGATGAATTATTAACATCCGTTGCATTAAGAGTAATCTGTGAATTATTTCCCACTACACAAATATGAGGTAACCCTAATAGAGCTGCTGCTTTTGTGGCTTGAGAAAAGTCACCATTAGTCATTGTAAATTTAACTTCTGGCTCAGGAAACACTAATTCTTTTTCTGGTGGAACTACGATCATAGTTGGATCAGCAAATACATAATCTACTTTACCAGCAATTTTCATAGTCGTATCTTCAACTTCCAATTCAGGATCTTGAAATAATGACATAACACCAAGCATTTTATTCAAATCATAAATTGCAAAGTCGCTTGGAAATGACTCTGGAACTTCTGCATGAACCAGAATATTTTTCTGGGCAGAAATGGTTTGAAGTTTGTTTCCTGTTTTAAACAGTAAATTCTGATTAATACTCGCGAAGTTCTTGAGTAAGGAAACAGTTTGTTCAGATAGACGCATAGTATGCTCCGTTTAGTTTATATTATAGTATTATTGTATCATAAGTATTGCGAAATGTCAACTACTTTTTCTTTTTCTTATCGCGTGCCATTTTTCTTCGCTCTGCACGTGTGAGCTTTTTACCTGCTTCTTTTTCAACAGCTTCTTCTTCTTCCTTAGTAACAAGGTGTGGCCGACTCTCCATATCATTACCATGAGAGGCATAATCTAGATTAGCTAAAGCTCCCATTGTACCATTGAAGACATAATTACCAACGTGACCCAATTGCATCCACGGACAGAAAAAAGTCTTGATTCCAATTTTACGAGTAAACTGACAGAACATATAATCTTCTGAAAGATATCTCTCACTTCCACCAGAACCTTCTCCAGCAAAAGCTTCAGAGTCAATCACAGTATCAAAGAATGCATGAATGTTTCTTGAACCGTCAAAGTTTTCCGATCTGTTGTGATCTGGCTTATATGAAAACTGAGGATACGCATCTCTGAATTTTTCAAATACTTCCCTAGCTACTAACATAAAACCAGTTCCAATTTCAAGAACTTCAACTGGTTCTGTCAATTTTATTTCATTAGTTCCGGCAACAGGATTAAATACAAAATCACCAGTATAATTTTCCAGTGCATTAGGGTCTTCATCTGCGTGTCCTGCATCTACTGCATTACGAACCTTTTCCCAAGCAATACACTTCTTAGGATATGGTGCTCCAACAATATCTTTATTCAATGCTGCCAAAGTCAAAACATCATTCGGATTGAAATGTATGTCTGCATCAATGAACATCAAATGAGTATATGGACTACGGAGAAATTCATCAACTAGATAATTTCTTGCTCGTGTAATCAAACTCTCATTGAACAAATAGAAAAATCTAATATCCATTCCATATTGAGTGGCAATGGTTGCTAAGTCAGCTGTAGCTTTTGTGTACATACCTGAACACATTCCACCATACATCGGTGTTGCTACAAAGATTTTCTTTTTGCGGAGTTCTTCAATTTTTACTTCAATTTCCATTAAGGTTTCCTTTCACTAGGTCATAAACAATTTTTAATTCATAGTATAATTATACCACGTTTAATTTGATTTGTCAAGTGATATGGAGCTGGTGATTGGAGTTGAACCAACGACTTTCTCATTACAAATGAGGTGCTCTACCAACTGAGCTACACCAGCCATACACTCACTTGTTTAAATTACTTTTAGTATTTTCTAAACAAAGTTTAGCACGTTCCAACTTTTTCAATCTAATCTTGTCAACCTCATCTTCTGTTTTGACAATCTTCTTATCTTTCAAAATTCTGGAAGTGAGTTTAGTGTCTGCTTCGTGAGAAGCCACAGCTAGTTTAAGTCGTTCTATAGCATTCTCACGTCGCAATCTTTTTGCAGGACTACTCATTTAGTTACTCCTTCTATAGAAACTACATCGGTTAATTTTTTACAAGATTCTCTCCAATCACCTATTTCATCTGTTAAGAATCCAGCCGATACTGCGGTCTTATAACTGATTGGCATTGTAGCGCCATCAAGTACATCCCACATATCACAAGGATACGGATTCGCATTCGTACCATAATCAAGATTAGGTTCTTTTTCAAATGCGTGAACTGATCCATCTAAGTCTCTAGCTACATATTTGAATTTGGTTGGAATTAAAGTTTCTATCACTACCTTACGCAAGGAAGTCGCCATATTTACCTTTTATAATAATTAAAAAAATTAAAGTTTCAAACACAGATAACCATTTATCTATGTCCACTCCAATTCATATAGGGGTCATCATACATATCCATTTGGATACGGTTACGTTCCCTTATTCTGGCCATGTCTGATTCTAGTTCGACTCTGGCAGATTCTTCAGAAGATATTTCTACAAAATCTATTTCTGCGGATTCATCTTCTATCAATTCTTCTATTAATTGTTTTTTTATCATACCCATAATAAATTCTATTTAAATGAATTAAAAAAAATGAGGGGATATTGGTTTCACTAACAAGGAATCACTGTTGCAACAGCTGTTACTAACTCCACTAACTGGAAACTTTATTGCGGCTACTCGAAAGCCCCCTCTCCACCACCTGCTAAAATTTTTCTTTATTCTTCCCAATTTTTATTTGATGAACCTCGTTCAGTTGCAATTTCACCAAAAACTATTTTTGGATTTTCTTTAGAACCTCTATTCTCGCGAACAGTGACACGATTAAGATAAGTCAATGGTGTTCCATCATCATATCTATTTGTGCGATGTTCTGCAATCGTTGCCTTGATAAGAACACAGTCATCTTTTTTAATCTCAACACCCTTATAATTATAGAACATCGCTTTTCTTCCATGACGATCTTCCATGAAGTGCATTGTATAGTCTTCCTTTTCAACTATCTTAACTAATTTCAAAAACAATTTATCCGATTTTGTTTTTATCGGCCCGAGGTATTTATTCATAAATTAAAAGGGATTAAGGTTATCTTCAGATTCTTCTGTAGAAGTTTCTTTAACAGTTTCGGTGACTACTTCTTCATCAATCACGACTTCTGAATCACACTTTGAGTAGAGGTCAAGAAATGAA